GTATAAACTTCTTATTTCAACTGTATTTTTCTTTCTTGTTTTTATGTTTATATCTTCGCCTGTTTCTTGTAGTATTATTTCTTTTAATCTTTCTGTTATTTCCATTTTAGTATTTCTGTTATTGGGATTAATATTGCTTTTGAAGTGTTATTATCTCCCATTGTTTTAATGTTTCCTTTCTTGTAGTATTCTCTGCAGATTTCTTTTAATCTGTTTGCTTTTATTATTAATATTATTTCATCTTTATAATCACCTGAAAATATTATTGCCCAATAGTCTGCTTGTGATTTTGCTATTCCTGAAGGTTTGTTTCTGCTTTCGTATTCGATTGCTATGTTACCACTTTTATATATCCAGCTATCTCTTTTAACCTCTATTGTTTTTAAAGTAAGTATTTCGTTTAATAGTTGTTCGCCTATCTGACCTACTTTTAAATCATATTTAAAGTCATTGCAGTATTCCATTATATTTCTGATAATAATTTAAATAAACTTCTATTTTGTTTTAAAAACCTTGTTAATTTTCCTCCATCAGATTCAGTTAATTCAATCATATCTTGTGTTAAATAATCATCTTCTTTAATTTCTTTAAACTTATTTGTGTATGGTTCATACTCTCTTACATTTGGAACTTTTTTATTGTATTTAGGTAAAAATATATTTATTAAAATAGTTTCTAACTTTTCTTTTTTATAAAACATAGTTTCATCTTCTAAAATACAAATAACATCAAAGTCTTTATCTTTTTTATGTTGTAAAATTCTTTTACCTAAATAATTTGAAACACCAATATAAACTATTTCTTTATTTTTTATTAATAAATATATACCACATTTTTCATCATAATCTGTTATTTTATATTTCTTTCCATAAAATTTATATATGAATGCTTCTTTTCTAAAAATATCTATTTTCATTTTAATTTGTTTTTAGTTTTAATAAGTTCCAGCATTCAATATAACGTTGCTTTGCTTTTCCTTTGTGTATTTCTTTAAAGAGTTGGTATATCTTTTTTGTATATTCATATTTAGTTTTACATTCTGATAAATACTTTTCTGCATACTTTTTTCCATAACCTTTGCAGTAGTTTACATTATCAGCAGTATCACCTATTATCATTTGTTCATAAAAATTATACAATGCTTCTTCTTCGCTTATATCATAAATCTCTTTATGCTTATAGTGGTAATTATACATCAAACAAGGAAACTGTTTATAATCTTTATCTATTGAAACTATTATTACATTGTCCCTACCTATTTCATTTGATAATTCAAACCAGTATTTAGCTACAACATCATCTGTTTCACATCCATAACCCCAAATAGAATTGTATTGTTCTTTTACAAAAGTATGCATTTCATTTAACAAAGGTGGTAGATTATTGTAATCTCTATTTGCTTTATATTTTGGTGAAATATACTTTCTAAAGTTCCCTTTGCTTCCTGAGAAAGTTTTAACTTCATTTATTTCATAAAAATCTTCCAAGTGATTTATAATACTCATAAACACTTCATCAAATTTAGCTATTGAATCTTCTATGTTATGGTGGAATTTATCATCTTCTATTGTTTCACGTTTCTTGTAGCAGCTTGAAAATATCAAACTATCTGCATCAAATAATACTATCATAATCCTTTTTCTTTTTTATATATTTCTAATAGTTGTTTATATGAACCCATTCCTTCATATTTATTTAACCATTCTGCAAATCCAATAGCAAATTCATCTGTTATTTGTTCACAATTTTCTGCTAATTCTAAATGGTTATAATTATAATACATTCTATTTTCTGATTCAACAATGTTGATATTGGTAATAATACTATCGTTTAATTTTTCTTTTAGTGTCATTTGTTTTCTCATAATTAGTTTGCGTTTTGATTGTTAATTATTAGCTTTAAAATATGATTATAAATACTTAATTCACGTTCTGTACTGTTAATTATTACAGTTAAATGTTCGTCGCTTATTAAACTTTTACCAGTTATTAAATCATTAACTGCTTGGTGTAATTCTCTATCTAATCCCATTATTTTAGATTGTATTTTTATTAATGCTGCTTCATTCATAGTTTTTCTATTTCTTGTTTAACTTTATTCCAATATTTATAATTTAATCTATCACTGTCATAGATATTTGGATTATCGTTAATTATCTCATCAACTGCTATTAATGCACATTGAATATGTTGTTGCCCTAAATACCCGTCTCCAAATGTCTTATAATATTTATCTACTAATTCTTCTGCTTTTTCTTTTGCTGTCATTATCTTATTTTTATATTGTTTAAATTTTCCATTGTTTCATCATATCTAAGAACTTGTTTTACTTCTTCTTCATAACTATATGATTCTTGCCATTCTTCTATTAATGCTTCTGCTACCATTGTAAGTTTATTTCTTACATACACATTCTCTGATAAATTTGATAATTCAATACAGTTACTTAATGTTTCAATAATTTCTTGCTTTGTCATAATGTTTGTTTTAAATTGTTATCTATTAAATGCTGTTTTAGTTGTACATAATTTACTTCCATTTTCAAATTTAATTAAAACGTGTGTTCTATTAAATTCTAATACTTCTGCATTTTTTCCGAAGTAGTTTACTTTTTGTCCTATTTGCATAATTTCTATTTTTTAATTGTTGTTATCTGAGTACAAATATAAACAAGTTTTTAACATAAAATACATTTTAACAAATAATTAACACAAAAAAAAGCAACCATTTCTGATTGCTTTAATTCCCGTTTTTAACTTTTTTTAAATGTAAGACCTACCGCTAAATCTTTTTTGATAACTTTTGATTAATTATTTTTCTGTATACTTCATTAACTGATTCTTTATTGTTTCCTCTTTTCCAGTTAAAGTCTATTATTCTATTGATTCTTTGTAATGCTGATTGTTTACTTTTCATATGTCTTTAGTTTTTCAAGATATAAAATCATATCCATTGCTTCTTCTTGTGCGTGTTGTAACCATTCTAAACGTGTTAAATCTGTTCTATCTAATGTTGTGTTATATTTCTTTATTCCTACTTCAGAACGTTGTTTAAATTGTTCTATAACTGATTCTACTATTGTATCTTTCATTTAAGTTCTAATAATGTTTTAAAATGTTTTAATGCTATTATATAGCCTTTTTCTTGTTTATTTTTTTTAATTAAAGTATCATAATTTTCTAAAGTATCATCTATTCTTTTTATTATTTCTTTGCGTTTCATTTGTTAAATCTTTTTGAGTGTTGTGTATAAAGTTCCATTGTTTTCTTTAAAGCGTCGTATTCTGTAAATTCTAAATCTTGTATATTATCTTTTAAAGTATGTACTTCTAATCTATTTGATATTTGAAATTTAACTACTTTATACTTCTTTGAATCTTTTATTGGCTGTATAACATAAGCTAAATCATTCTTGTGACAAATGTAACTACATTGTAATTCATCAGCTGTAGGTGAATATGTTTGTTCTTGTTTTTTAGCCATTATAAATAATCCTTATAATTTTGATATTCATAATAAACAAAATACCTTTCTATATATTTTAATTCTAAAATTTTTAAAAGTGCTTGTTTGCTTTTTAAAATAGTTTCTAATGTATAATCTTTCAAATTACTTTTATCTTCACATTGTTTTAAACACCATAAAATATTTTCATCTTCTAAATTACCATCATCAAAAACAATATGACCTAAACCACCACATCCGCCACCTTCAGAATTATATAATTCATCTACAAGTTTACAACAATCTATAATATTTTTATCTATTGAATTCATTAATCTAATTTTAAAAATTCAGTTTCTCCGTACTCTTTAAACCATTCTTTATTTTCTTTATACTTATCTATAACTGCATTTATCATTACTAATTCATCAATTGTAGAAGTCTGGAGCTTTGTTATTATATCTTCAATGCTTCTTAAAATGTTTGTTGTTGTTTCTGCATCTGTATTATAGATTATTTTATATTCATTTCTTACAACTTCTTCCAAGTCTTTATTTAAACTGTTTATTTTGTGTTTAATTTGTTGCTTATATTGCGTTGTAAAAAATAATGCTTCATTTGATTCAAGTAATAATTGACTTAATAAAACTGATTTAAGGTATTCTTGTTGTATTATATTGTTTTCCATTGTTTTGCTTTTGTTATTTCTAAATATGCTACTTCTTTTTCTATTCTTTGTGTGTTGTAAAATTGTGTTGTTGCTGGATTCTTAAAATTAGTTTCCCATTCAGGGATTATAATATTTAAATTAAAAGAGTAAATTCCTTTAGGTGTAGAATTAAAATACATTGGTGTATCTAAATGCTTTTCACATTCATACTTCATTGCATCAAACTTTTTCTTTTCAAGTAGTAAAGTACCATAATGTGTTTTTCTGCACTTTAATTCTAATCTATGACCTGTAGCGGGACTGTAACAATCCCACCTTGACATTTGATTTTTAGCTTTAACTAAATCAGGATATACATTTTCTTTTAACCAATTAAATAAATCAACTTCTTTCCAGTTAGTCATTTAATTTATATTCGTTATACACTTTTCTTAGTTCATCTATTTTACCTTTCCAACAAGAACCACAAGAACTTAACTGTAAACGATAATTAAATACATTGAAATAAATATCTGATACTGCTAATTGTTCCGTTGGTGTTAATGTGTTTTTTAATGGGTCTAAAAATCCCGTTAATAAATCATAATCTGATTCAGTTAAACAATTAACATCTGCAGCATACGGAAACAATCTATTTAATGTTTCTTTTCTTTTATCGCATCCACAATCTAAACCTGTTGCTTTGCTAAATACTTCAACTACTGCTTTAATTCCTGTTGCTTCTGTGATAGCTTCTATTGTATCACCTAATCCTTTTGCTTTTCTTTTAGCCATTTTAATATAATGTGTTATAATCGTTAGTAATATAATCTTGATAATCTTTTTGAAACTTAGTATTTAATATTTCTTTGTAATTCTTAATACTATGAAAAATTGATATTAAACTGATATTTGTTTCTTTTGCAATATCACGCATACTCATATCTGTATCTCGGTACAATTTAAACAGTTTGCGGTCGTACCAGTGCCAGTTATCTATTTCTTCATCAATCATTAAACATATATCATTGTACGCTTTGTGTTCTTCTACATTTGAATCATCAAATAATTCCCAACATCCATCAAAAGATACTTTATTAATCTTTTTCTTTTTATTGTAAAACTGATAATAAAGACTTCTAAGCGTGAAAAACATATATCCTTTACGTACATTACCATTTGCATCAATTAACTTTGTAGCATCAGCGTATTTCATTAAAGCAATATATGATTCTTGTACTATATCTTCTGCATAATCGTATTCACCAAGTTTATGAATAACTTCTACCCATTCTTTGTGGTGCTTTGCGACTTGTTCTAACCATTTGTAGTTGTCCATAGGAAATTAAAGGATATAAATAATATTAGTATTTGAATTGTATGGTCTGTTTCAGTATCATAAACATCATCATTGTATAAAGCACCGAACATAATTCCTTTAATTGGTGTAATTATTATATCACAATCAACAAAATTCATTACTATAAAAACTACTGCTAAAATAAATACTAATAATACTATCATAATTATAAAACTTTAATTTTTAAAAATGCTTCTTTTTTTTCTGTTGTTATTTCTTTAATCTTAAAATTTACATTGATGTTAGTTAATTCTGAATCTTTGTCTTTTAGTAAATTCATTATATTTTCTATTTCAATCCAATTATACTTTGAATCCATATCTATTAACTGTTTCAAATATAACAACTTTTCGTTTAAGTCTTTAAAATAACTTATTAACATTTTGTTATCTGAATTTAAAACTAACATTCTTGCTGCAGAAATATGTAAATCGTTTAAATGATTTTTAATTGTTGTTTTCATAATCCTTTTTCTTTTTTATAGATTTCTAATAGTTCTTCTACCTTATTGATATCTCCTTTATAATCATACATCCACTTTGCAAATCCAATAGCATAATCATCTGTTATTTTTATACATTCTTCTGCTAAATTTTCAACAGAAAATACTTTTCTATAAGTTTTTATAAACTTTTCTTTTAGTGTCATAATTAAAATATGTCTTTTAATGGGTCGTAAAATGCTCCTTCAACTTGTGGCAATCCAAAACTATTAACTTTAAAGCTAAAGTTTTCAAAAGATGCATTTCTTGAACGTTTACAACTTACTGTTACTAATCCTTTATTTACTGTATTTAATTCTAATTGTATTTGTGTTTCTGTTTTCTTTTCCAAGAACGAACCTAAATGACCTGTAGGCTTATCTGAACCAAAGTTACTGTGTATTACAGTTATTATATGACAATTTAATTCCTTTGTCCATTTCATTAACTTTTGAACTACATTATTTGATTCTTCAATATTATTTACATCCGAACATAAATCTGCTATTCCATCAATAATTACTAATCCAATATTCTTGCCTTCTAATTTATCATATAAATAATATTCTATAAAGTCTATTCGTTCTTTAAATGATAATTGTCTTAAAGCTAATGTATGATATTTGTCAGTTTTTATTCCAGTCATATCAATAGTACGTTTAAATACCATTGCAGCGTGAAAATTTGATTGTTCTGTATCAAAATGTATTAAATGTTTATCATCTCTATTAGCTTTTAATTCTCCTGCAAATGATTCTAAATGTTCTGCTAAATATACCGCTGATAATAATGATACAAAAAATGTTTTCTTTGATTTTGGTGGTGCTTGAATAAAACTAAAATTTCCGTATGTTCCTAATGGTACAGGATAACTTACTTCACCATCTTTTGTCTCATAACTTTTAGTTCCAAATGATATAGCTGGTTTTGGATGTTCTATCTTTTCTAATGGATTAATAAAGCAATCTTCCTCGTACATTTGCATTAATAACCTTTGTGCTTCTATATCCATATTATTGTTTTCTTTGTTTTTTGTTTTAATATTTCGGCACTATGTTTAAATAATGCCGATTTATAGTTATTATAATTTTTAGAAATTTAATAATACTTTATTAATTAATTCTAAATGTTTTTCTTTTGTATCTAATAAAACACCATTTAAATCTTTATACATAAAAGTATTTGTATCGTATTTTATAAATCTATGAATTTTTGCGTGGTCTAACCTATTTAATTCAATTATATCTTTTGCAAATTCAATATTATAATTCCAATGATGCCTTTGATTTTTTTCATCTAAAAGTTTAACTCTTTGAGCTAACATTTTAGCTTTGTATTTTTCAGGATATTTAATTTTATGTTTTTCGGAAATTCTTTTTTTATTTTCAAATGTAGGTTTATATTTATCTTTATATAAAAGTCTATGATATTTTTCTCTATTTCTTTCTTTTTCTTTTTCTAAACCTTCTGCAGTAGATGTTAATTTTTGTGTTATAATTTTTACATCTAATTTAGTGCATATTTTGCATTTACCTAAATAACCATCCTTTGTTTGTGGATGTTTATAAAAATCATTTAATTCTTTTGTAATGTTACATTTAAAGCAAACCTTTGTTAAAATCGTATTCATATAATTATATTTAAATTAATAATAACAAAGGTAATACTTTAAAATGGTAATAAAAAATTTATTTTACCTTTTTAAAAAGGGAGGTCACTTAATTCTACTTCTTTTGCAGTAACTTCTACTTTTTTATCAGCAAGTTTAATATTCCCATCTGTCCAAACTACATTTCCATTTCCTAAATAAGACTTTGGCTTTTTAGCTTCTCTTTCTTCTTTAGTTTGTGAATCAGTTGCAGAAACATTTTGTCCCCATTGATTTGAATCATCATTTACTCCAATTGTAAAATTGTAATAAACTGCCCCATCTTTACCTTGAACAAATTTCTCTTTTGGTAACTTGTCAACTCTTAAACTTAAATTAATTAATGCACTCATATTATTTGTTTTTTATTGCTTACCTTTTTTTACTGTTGTCAGCTATTCAGTTTTATTTAATAATTACAAATTTGTGAACCTACAGTTACAATTCCATCTCTCCTTGTTTGCTTTTCTATTCCAGTGCAATTATTTCTAACTGTAAATACTGAAAATTGATTTCCTAAAGCATTAAAAGAACTTGATTGAATTACTTTTCCACAATCACAATTTAAAACCTCATCTTGTTTACTGCAACTTACTAATAAAATTGCAGTTAATAATAATAATTTTTTCATAATTTATTTATTAAATGTTTCGTTGTAGTGTTGTTCTCCATCTGTATTTATTCCTCTGCACTCTTTTATTCTTCCTACTGCGTGAGCCTCAATAATCTGTTGCTTTTCCATTTCTTTGGCTTTATCGAGTAATTTATTTGCAAACTTTTGGTCTTTATTTGGATTATTAATCATTAAGAATAACCATTCTACTGCTGTCTGATTCATCTTATTTGTTAATTTTTATTAGTTCTTCTTTAACTTCTTTAGTCATTTTATATTTAGCTTCTATTGCAGAAACAGAACCACCCTCTTTGATATATTTAACTGCTGAATTAAATTCTGGTGTATTTTTATTCAACCATTTTAATTCTTTTACTTCTTCAACTTTTACTTCTTTAATCTTTATTTCTTTTTCGTGCTTATTTGTTGCATCAGCATCTTGTGAATCGTCAATTAGTAATAAATTACCTAAGGCATATTTTTTAGCGTATGAACTTGCAGAACCAAATTTTTGTGGCATTTGCATTCCTTTTTGTTCTAAGTCTACACCAACTATAGCAGAAGCAGTTATTGTGTCCAAATCATCGTTAATTGATGCTACAGAACGTAACATTGGAAATTGTAAAAATTGTGATTCTACCATTGATTCTGTAATTGTAAAGTTTACTTTATATTTTTCATTATAAGGTTTTAATGCTTCTAATATATCTTCAGCACTTCTAAAGTTATATTTACCAAATGAATTGAATTTTGATTTGTTTGCTTTAAATTCTTTTTGAATTAAAGATAGTTTTTGATTTAATGTTAATTCCATTTTATTGTTTTTTAAAAGTTATATCTAAACACCATATTATAAAATGTATGCTTAAAAATTTTTGTTCATATTCAATTCCAATTCCAATTCCTAAATATTTTGTTGTATAAAATTCCATTTTAAATTGCTTTTAAGTTGTAAATTTCTTTTTTGATTATAGTTTTGTATTCTGCTGGACATTCATCTGATAATGCTTCAAAGCAGTAATTAGATAATTGATTGTTAATGTTTTCAAGTTCGCATATTCTTGCTTGTAAACTTTCGATTTGAAATCTTTGGTAGTCTATTAAATCTTTCATTATAAAATTGTTGTTAAAGTTAAATAAATTGTTGTTAGTGTAATCATAAATAATAATGATAATGCAAAATCTTTTAATAATTGTTTCATTTTGTTTTTTTTAGTTGTTTAAATTTCTTATTTCTCTTTTTATTAAAACACAAGTCATTGAATATCTTGAAGCTCTTGGATTTGCGTAAAGTTTACCATTTATTTTTTCACTTAAAAGATAAGTTTCTTTTCTGTTTTGAATTCTTGCTAATCTATTTTCTAATGTTTGTAAACGTGTCATAATATTTTGTTTTAATGTTTCGCTTTATTGCTGGTACAAATATATAACTGTTTTTTGAATATAAAACTACATTAACAAAACTTTAACAAATAAAAAAAGCTACCTTTTACAGTAGCCTTTTAAAACAAAGAAACAAAAACAAAAAAAAGACTTAAAAGCAGTGCTTATGGTATGCTATCCAAGTTCGTTAACCTTATTAGTATAATATTCAATCATTTCAATCAAATCCACATCTGCAAATTTAACTATTTGTTTTGACTTAATATGCATTTCTTTTGCTAAGTTATCACCAAGATATTGACTAAATTTATATTGTTGCCCCTGATTTGTGATGTTGCAACCATAACATTGAACTCCAACGTTAGTTTCTAACCATCGTGTTGAATAATGCCTTCTACTCATAAAATGACCGTTTTGTAATTTCTTCCAATGGTCTTTTTTATTACAGGTAATACATTCAGCAATTTCATCAATAGCATCTTTTCTTCTAATATAAATACTGAAGATTTTATCTAATTTTTCAATTAATGATTTACGACTTGGTTTCTTCATATACAAATGTAATTTTAAGATATTAACAATAGTGTTAAAAACTTTATTTTTTATTATGTATTATATATTATAATTTTGCTTATATTAAATAAAAATATTATGCCGTATACATTAAAAGAATTAAGTTATTTAAAAGACATAGAAAATCATAAAATTATTTATGATGGATATGACTTTATTTGGTATTCTAATCGTGGTAATGATTTTGAATTACACTCAATTAAATGTTTTAAAAATTATAAAAATTTATTGTCTTATATATTTTATTGGACAAATAAATATAAAAAAGAATATAATAAAAAAGATACATATTTAGATAGTATGTTAAATCAATTATTAAAAGATATTCAAATTAAAAATATTTGTAAAAATAAAGATTTAAAAACTAAAGATAAAATAAAATCTATTTTTGAAATAAATCCAAATATTAAATCAATGGAATTAGCAAAATTATTAGATTTAAGTAAAATGGCAATTAGCAAACAAATCAAAAAGGTTTACAACTTATAAAAATTTAGTAAACTTTTTTAAATGCTAAAGTGTTTAAAATTAAACAATTACAATATTTTAAAATAAGTCCTATAAGAACCTTTAAATAAACATTATTTTTTCTTTTATTTTCTTATAAATATAATAACAAACTGGAATTAAAAGTAACCATAAGTAATTCCAATAATTAGCTTTTCTATCTATATTTTTAATCTTAATATTTTCTTTAACTAAAGTTTTATCTTTAATATCAATTTTAACGTGTTTTAATGCGTTCTCTGATACTTTTTCTTTATTGTTGTATAGAATATTAGATTTAGTTTTTTTGATGCTTAAAACAACATTTTTATAAGTTTTACCATCTATAATAATTTCTTTAGAACTATCTATTGGAGTTAATATAATTTCATCAGAATAAACAAAAGTGTTTATATTTATTTCTTTTTCTGAATCTATTTTTTTTATTTCTTCTGTAGCAATTTTAGTTTCTATTTGTTTCAAAGAATCTTTTTTAATTTCTTGTATTGCTACTTTTCTTGAACCACAACTAAATAAAACTAAACTAACTAAAATAAATATCTGCTTCATAATTTCTTCTTCTTGTTAAACCTGCTATTTCTTTTTTATTTACTTTATTCCATTTCTTGAATTCTAATCCAATTAAAATATCATTGTGATTTTTATTAACTAATTTCAATAATGTAGAACTTTGAAAGTTACCCATTCCAATATTATAAGCTAAAGAAACACAAGCATTGAATTGATTTTGATTTAAAGGACTCGTGACTAATTTAGAAACTTTACTTGCAAATCTATCAGCAATTACTTTAAACATTTCAAACGCTTGTTGTTTGTTTATTTCTTTGTCTAATAAAGTAACTCTTTTCCCATTACTGTAATACGTATTACCGTATCCTATTGTAGGTATCTTTGCAGGACACAAATAAGGCTTTAAACTTAATCCTTCAAATTCACAAATAAGCAAATATCCATTGTTATTTAGTTTCATCGTATTGAAAATAATTTAAAAATTAAAGTAATTAAAGCACCGAAAATAATCACAAAAGCAACTTTAAACTGATTTACATATACAGAAATTTCGTTCTTGAAAATTTCTAATTTCTCAACACGCTCGTCTGTTTCTTTCATTTGTGAAACCATACCTTTGAAGTTATTAAATTCACTTCCTAATAAAGCCTGTTTAATTTCTTTTATGTCTTTGCTTAATTGCTCTAAATTATCGGTACTCATTTTCTTAATCGTTCTACTATGTTTGTAATACCCTCAATTCCTATGTATGCAGTTGCAATTATAACCCAATCAGATGAAGTTAATTGACCGCTAAATAAACCCCCACAAGCTACCATAAAAACAAGTAACTTGCGAGAAATCCATTTACTTAATATTGTATCAAATTGCTCTTTGCTCATCTTAATAAATATAATACGACCGAGGGAATCATTGTTGCTAATAAATCTTTATAATCAAATCCTTTATAAACTATTTGGTCTTTAATTTCTTTGCCTAAAGCGAATAAAAACACAATTCCAATACTATACAAGTCATTTAAAAAATAGTTGCTTAAAACGTATATAAAGAAACCATAAATAAAATGATTTGCTTTATCTTGTGGTATTAATATCATCTTTAATTTCTTTAATTGGTTCGAATCCTGCAAAACCGTGTTTACTATTCTTAGGAAATATCTCGTTACTTCCGAAATCAATTGCAGTATCTGACATAATATCATAAGCATATCCGTCAGCGTAAACAGGAGCAGTTAATTCTTTAAAATCAGCATCGTATGTTCCATTTTCTAAAACAATTTTACCAATTTCAACAATAGCGTGAACTCCTTTACCGTATGATAAAACAATTTCTTTGTCTATGTTTTCCACTTCAATATAAACTCCCTTACTTAAAAGGTCTTTTAAAGCAGTTTCTTTGTCTTTATAATTTAGTTTATATGTTTTCATATTATAGTGTAGTTAAGTTAATACATTCAGTATCGGTTAAAGCAGTTTTGTAAAGTTGTAGGGAATTTATACCTCCTTCAAAATTACTACCACCCCAATATAATAAAGCACCTAAAAAAGATAGATTATTAGAAAATGAAAAAGCACTAGTATTTGTATTTATTAATACTCCATTTTTAAAAGTTTTAAGTTCTCCGCTTTTATATTTCAAACACAATTTAAAACCACTACTAGGTAACGCTTCGTAAACGTCTAATATTAAAATTGAATTTGCATATAATTTAACGCTCATTTCTGAATAAAAATTTGAAAAATTAAAAATAATATTATTTGCATCTGAATTATCAGATAATGAAATAGAGTTATTTTTAGCTATTTTTAAATCTAAAAATATAGTTCCCTCTGTTTGCCCTATTAAACTACTTATTCCTGATTTAGAAATAACATCAGCGTTACGTGTTACAGCTGTGGCTACTGTTGGAATGTATGAGGTTGCGTATGAGCCTGCTTCTAATTGAGCACCCCAAATAAAATGTGTTCCAACTTGAAGAATAATATATTGAACAGTAGCAACAGAAGTTACAGTAAAAGTTCTTGTTATTTTATGTCGATACCAACCATTAGCATAAGTTTCAATAGAATAAACATCTGTACCCGCGGGAGTAGCACCTCCAAATTGTAAAAAATTTGTTGTTTGATTTTTAACAAAAATAGTTGAAGTTATAGTTTGACCTGTAACGGCTGAAAAAGTAAAAATATTTTTTAATAAATAACCTCCGCTTGTTATAACTAAAGTATCTGCATTTTGAGTTCCATTAGGACTAATTGTTGTATCTGCAGTAATTGTTGACCCTATTTTTATCCAACTTGCATCACTATATTGCTCAGAATAAGTCAATAAATTCGTTCTTTGTGGCTCTACCAATAAACTCGGACAACTTCCGTTTGTGTAATCAATACGAGGAATGTTAACCGCTACGCTTTCAATCAATCCCGCACTATTCACTCTCGTTGCTGTTGTAGCACGAACTACATCCATATCGCCTAATGTAGTATTAGGTACAACCGAATATAATTTTCCCTCTTTAGTTGCGTTTGGCGTTACAATTAACGACGCTTTTTCTAATAAACTCATTATATGTTATTTAAATTTGTTAGTGTTGTATTTAAACAAGAATCAGCTTCAAATACTCCGCTATCAACTACAACTCTTGCTTTAAATGTATTAATTATATTAGGAATTTGACTTCCTAAAATATCAGTTTCACCTGTCCAACTTGTATAATAAGAAATTCCCCAAGAAATTATATTATTAATAGCACCTTGACCCCATCCAATATCATTATTTGAAGTACCTTGTCCCCAGCCTATATCATTTGCCATAATTAATAAACTTTAGTTAGTGTAAAATTCTGTGAACGTATTGTATTAGTAGCAGATGAAGTTATCCACTCCGCTGTTATAGTTAAAGTATTATTTACAGTAGTATCAAAAACAGTGTTGCTTATTTTACCAAAGTTAATTCCTTCAATTGCGTTACTTGCATTTTTATTGTAAGTAAACACACCATTTGCCATTAGTTCAGCAACACCAGCAACTCCAATTTTAGAAACTGTAAAGTCTAATATTAAATCAAAATATTTATTCGTTGCCGTTGCTAGTATGTATTGTAAAGCGTCTATAATTACTACTCCATTCGAACGTACTCTAAAATGCAAAATTTCATTATTTGCGTTTGTTAAATTGCCACACATTTTGGCTACAAATGAATCACCGATTTTAAAAGCATTTGCAGGTACACTTAAAGTTCCAACCCCTGCTCCTATTAAAGATGCTTCGCCACTTGCATAAACTACAGGCGTACTTAAAGCTGTTTGTGCATATAAACCATTTGAAGCTAAAGAATATACTTCTAAAAAATTATTATTTACTTTATCAAATGCATTTCTTATAGTATCACCTGTACCATCGTTTGCAGTTGTTCCTATGTTAATTGTTTGTATCATTTCTTTTATCTAATTTATTTAAAAAAATTTCTAATTTCTTTACGTTTACCTCTTTTGGTTTATATGTTTCTTTTATATTCATAATGTTATTATAAAACCCAGCCTGCAAAAGAACTATCTTTGTCTGGATATACATCAGCATTTGAATTACTATTATACTCAGGAAATAAAGTTTGATTAAAAGTCATATAATCAATAAATCTATTTGTATAAGATTGTGCAACATCACGTTCTTTTTCAATTAAAAAGTCTATTTCATTCTTTTCAACTGTAGTACTATTTTCAGAATTATGTTTAAATACTCCTTTATTTGATACTTTATAAGCTGCATAAGGTAAAAACTCTACCATTGCCCAATGTATTACCATCGGTTTAATATATACGCTTAAAAGTGTTGTATATGGACTTGCTAAATTACCAGCTACAATACCATCGTTAATTTTATTATATAGTTTTGTTCCTAAATAATTCTGTATGTGTAGTTGTTGTGCCTGAAAAATATACTGTGTGTAAATATCAGGGTCTAAATTACCGTTTAAAACAGTAAATTTAACTATATCATTTGTTGAAATAAATAATCCTTGTGCCATATCTTAATTAATTTGTATATCCCATTTTATCCCAATACTCTTGTGTGTATCCTTTTGTAGGCATATCACTTGGCTTCATAGCTACTTCTTTATCATTTCTAATTCTATAACCATATTTTTCAGCAGTTGCAGCACTAATTACTTTGTCTTTAGCATTTGGATTTGTAGGGTCAATTTTAACACCTTCAAAATTAGCATAAGTTCTACGCAACCATTTATGATTGCATCTTGCTCCGCCTTTATATAACCAGATAGAATATGAATCAGAACCTTTCGGTCCAAAACCTGAATTAACAACTTGCGTTTCCATATTTATAATATCTTCTTTACGATATACTTTGTCTGAACGTAACATTTTACTGCAAAATTCACGTTCACCGCTTAAATCACCACTATATTTATATCTTGTAATAAATTGAATTCCATCAATTACTTTGTCTTGTTCTGGACTTTTAATATTAGGTCTTGCAGTTCCTGTTGAAGTAATAAATTTCCACATTTTAGATAATGTACTTTTCTTTTTATTATTTAAAGTATTAATTTCTAAATCTAATTCATCTTCAGTTTCATAATCAACTTCAGTTTCATCAATTAAAAACCATTCGTCACTTAATGTTTCTCCCTTTTCAATTAATAAATCAGCAATTGAATCTGTAGCTAAATTATGTGAACACATTTTAACTCCTGTTTCTTCTTCAGTAGTTTCAGCGTTCATACCAGTAGTATCAACGAATTCTAAAGGTTGTATTGTTTTAAAATATAATTTTAATGATATACTATTAATAGCTAAAATTTCATCTAAAGCATCAACTATTTCTAATTGATATGGTTTTATAACTATATTATCAAATAATAACGTAGCAGTCTTTATTTCGTCTGCATTGTTACCTAAACCACCACCTGTTTCACGAATACCTAAAAGCATAGGACTTGTAACTCTATGACCTACAATTAATTTTTCAAAACATTCTCTAGATAAATATTCGTAATGTGCGGGAGCGTCGTTTAAAGGTAAATCTTCAACTGTAGTTTTACTTTCAGCATTAGCATTAAAAGCAATGATAACTTTTTCGCCTCTTGCACCTGTTAATTTACCTAAAACATCACGCTTCATTTTATCACGCATTTCCTCTGAAGGAATACCATTATTAAAATTGATAACTTTAGTACCACTAAAACCGTTTTGACAATCATTAATTTGATAATCTGCTATGTTTTCTTCTAATAAAGCATAAGGCAAAGAACCTGAATAATCTATTGGACTGTAATAATCAAATCCAGAAACATAAGGTTTTAAAATATAAAGTTCAACTTCATTTCCGTTACCAAATCCAAAAGCAGGAATCTTTTTAGGTTCTTCACTTGGTTTCTTTTTTGTCCAATCAGGGAAATAATACCAATTTTCTATTTGTCCTTTATCATTACATTTTTCAGCACGTAATGTATGCATTGGAAAATGAAGTATTTGCTTTACTTTCTTTTTTTCCATTACAACTTGCATTGCAGCCATTCCTAAAAGTTTTCTTTCTAAAGCTATTTTCTTTAAATCAGAATCTTTTACAATAGATTTCATTTGTGCGTACTCATTAGGCTTTCTATTAGAATCTAAAGCATCTAATCCTTTACCGTAAATCATATTAGCAACACCTGTAATAATAGCTCCATTTGTAGCACTATATAAATACCTATCAATTAAATATTGAAAGTAATTATTGTCAGCACCATATTCAATATAATTATTCTTCTTGTTTTCTTGTATTACAGGACTTGTATAAGCACTTAAATTTACAATTGATATATTACTCATATATTTTAAATTCGTTGTTTGTAACGTTTGCTACATATTGATTTTCATTAACAGTATAGTTATCTTTGTTTTGATTTGTACAGAAAATTTTATCCCTATAAATTAAAGAATTTTCAATACTAAATCTTGTAATATCTGCAGTTAATATATTATTATCAACTGTTTTAATTCCGTTGTCAGCAGTAAAAGGCAAAGCAGTATTTAATACTGTTAAATTATAAAAAGTATTTTCTTTTAAATCTAAAACTAAATCACATTTTAAATAATATCCATCAACTACAAATTTAACATCATTTGTAATTCCAAAAGTATTTATTAAACAGGATTTTGATTCAAAAATTCCACCATCTAATGTTATTCTATCAATAAAATCATAAATAAAATCAGCAGTATGATATATAGTTTCTACATTAGTAGTTTCATTTCTTAAAATAAGCGTATCTGCCGAGTAAAATCTCGGTATGAATTTTATAGTTTGTGATTCTATTTGCTGTTTTAAGATTATCATATAATATTTTTTATATTAATAAATTAAAATATAAATTGTTTTAAAACAAAAAAGGCATACTAATTAAAGTACACCTTTCTTAAAAAAAACAAATAATATTATTATGCTACAGTACCTTCAACAATAGAAGCTAAAATACCAGTAGTTAATGGTCCAGTAACAAAGTTTGCAGCAACAGGCTCCATTCCTTGAAATTCCATTTTATATCCACTCATATCAGCCATAGCAGCACCATTCGAAATAGTAGCAGTTACTAAATCCATTCCTTTAGTTAAACCAGCTAAAAAGAAGTTTCCATTGTTATCTTCAATTATAACTTGTGGTCTACCATAAGAAAGTAATTTCAATTGTTTATGGTCAGCAATAGTTAATTTAGCTAAACTTAAACTTAATTTTTGGTCTACAAATGTAGTTCCATTTTCTCTTGAACTTGTTACAGTTTGTTCAAAAGTAGAAGTTCCCTTCAATTCATATTTATAACCTACAGGTGTACCACCCAAAGCAGTTATAACATCTTCTTGTCCTGCAGTTGCAGAATAAGTTACAGTTGTTGCATCACCCCAATTAATGAAGT